CTCGTATCCGCCTCCCTCTACGTAGATTACATCTACCTCGACACGGACGAGCGCCGCCGCTTCGCCCAGGTCAGCCACGAGTACCTCATTGAGCAGCTCCAGTTCACGGGCGGCGAGTCCGTAACGTCCAGTGCCAACAAGATCCGCCTCAACTTCAACCACCCTTGCAAGGAGCTCGTATGGGTAGTACAGCGTGATTCATTCGTATCTTGCGATGATGTCGTAGTCGGCCCCTGGAAGGGCCAACAGCCCTTCAACTACTCCGACTGGTGGGACCGCGCCGTCCTCGAGTCTGGTTACTCCGTAACCCGTGTAGAGGGCCTTGCCGGCAAGAACCCCGTAGTAACGGCCTTAGTACAGCTCAACGGCCACGATCGCTTCTCCGTCCGTGAGGGCCGCTACTTCAACTTGGTCCAGCCCTTCCAGCACCACACCAACATCCCCGCTGTTGGCATCAACGTATACAGCTTTGCCCTCAAGCCTGAGGACCACCAGCCCAGCGGCACGTGCAACTTCTCCCGCATTGACAATGCCACGCTCATCCTCACGCTCTCCAACAACACGGTCTCAGCCTCCCTCAGTGCCCAGGTCCGTGTATATGCCACGAACTACAACGTTCTCCGCATTATGTCAGGGATGGGTGGCCTTGCTTACAGTAATTAAAGATTTTATATGGGAAGTCCCATATGGATTTTTATTTTTTGTAAAATTAAGAAAAATGGTACTCAAACTAAAAAATTGAAATAGAATTTAGGATTTATCTGCCTAGCATTTCTGAAATGCAAGCATGTAAAGCATTACTAGAACAGGGAGTTAATAAGGGCAATCCTTGTCCAAGACCATCAAAAGAGAACGGGTATTGCGGTAATCTAGCACGTGCTAATTATTTTTAGAATACTACGGATTTTATTGGCAGTTGTGCAAAGAGAGATCTCCATTCCAGGCAGAATCTCTAGTACGTGCTAATTATTTTTAGAATACTGTTCGTTTTACCAGAAGTATTGCAAAGAGATCTCCATTCCAGGCATAATATCTAGTACGTGCTATTTTTTTTTTTTTGAACACTACTTGTTTTAATTTGTAGTTTTGAAAAGAGACAATACTTTTTCTTTATTACTAGAATCTCCGAAAATATACCATAGCTTTTTTGAAACATCCCATCTTCCACCTAATCCCTTTACAACATCCTTTTTAATAATAGGGACTACTAAATATATTCTTGTATTTTTCACCTTATAGGGGCATTCTTCTAATCCTATGGCGTTATTTGCTAATTTATCAGCACCATCATTTCCTATTGAATGGATGTCTTCTTTTCCTGTATGAGCCATGATATGTAAAAATTTAATATTTAATTTACCATTGTATAGTTCAAATATTTTCTTTACTATGTCTTTATTAGGTATATCTTTCTTCCATCCTTCTTCGTCACATTTTTTTCCATATGTTGTTGCACATCTTATTGCATATTCCGAATCGGAAACAACACCTATTTTTTTCCCAATTAATAAATCATTTTCTATTATATCATATAAATGTAAAATGGCACCTAATTCAGCTGTATTATTTGATTGTTTTCCTATAACTAGACGTGATACATTTCTACTATCATTTTCACCGAAATAAATGCCTATACCTGCTTTAGCATCAGCTTTTCCATTATTTGAACAAGAACCGTCTGTATAAACATAATAGTCTGGCTTAAATAGAGAATCTTCTATTTCTATTATTTTTTTGTTGAGTTTTGGTTTCATTAATATATCAAATGCGTTAGTTCCTTCTAATTTAATATTATTATATTCAATAGTTGGTTTATTTGATATTTCAGTAGCTGTATTATCTAATATAAATTTTTCAGCATCTTCTTTCGAATTGAATTTCTTAAAAATAGCACCTTTGAAACTATCTGTATTATTTTTACATTCATTCCAACTATCAAAAATTCCAATATTCTTGCCTTTTGCAACAGCATAGAAACTCATAATCCTTACATTTATAAGTGATGTGAGTTTAAGTAAAATGACATTTTAACCCCATCGGTCTAAACCCACCCTCACGTCATAATCAATATGAACAAATATCACAGCTCTCTAAAGAACTCCATAATAAATGTCGGCAGAATAGAAGAATGGTCACGGTTCGTGGGAGGATCCTACGAAACTAGTGAAACCATCGGCATATACCGCGTCGAACTCAAAGAGGAAGACCAAGATATAAGAATGTTTATCTGGTCAAAAACGAAGCCCTGTATAAATATAGTTCTGTCTAAAGAAGATAATATTGGCGTTATAGACGGTATCTATTATAACCCGACATGTACAATAAATGGGATAATGAAACGTGGCGAAGGCACAAAAAAAATGCTCACCTTCGCGATTAAATACATTAAGAAACGCGGTGCTAAAAAGATTCTTCTTTCAGATAACTCGACAATCATATGTAATGATAAACATGTAAGACTCGGTCCTATGTATTTTCTAAAGTTCGGTATGACCTGGTACGAAAAGCACTTTGGCTTCAAGCCCACTGATGAGTACGCAAAGAAATACGAAGAAGCTAAAGAAAAACAGAAGGCATTAATCTTATCAGAAAAACCATGCGACTATTTCACAAATGAGGTTATAGACAACCATTTTAACACGCTTAAACTATCGTATTTTTATAAAATCGCCTGGCAACTCAACCTATAAATATGATAAACCCGCCCCCATCGGAGACATCTTAAATTATAATACATTCACAGACACAGCAATAAAAAGTTGGTAACTCCGCAAAGTTGCCAACTTTTGTATATTCACAATAAATAACAAAAATAAAGATTTTCCAATTAAGAAGACGTAAGTCGGCGTTGGCCAACTAAAGCACTAAACGAATCAACTATTTTCGTCAATAGGGCAAACCCAATAACAAGGCAAACAATAAAGGTCATAAACAATCCACTAATATATACACCCTGACACTCACCCTGCTTTATAACAGAGAAATCATTATTATAATAACAGGCCAAGCCTGCTATTAAAAGAAACAGAGATACAGCAGTAAAAGCAACAGGGAAAACAACTTTAATAATGCTTTGATCGTTCATTTTGACACTATAAAAAACACGTAAATAAATCAATTTTTAAAGCCAGACACGGTTTATTAGACTTTCCAATGCTGATCCCAATGAAACACAGTAGATTGATAGTGTTCATTCATAATTACACATTCCCGTGGAAAGCAACTAGTTCCAGGACAACCTGACATCCAAAAGCCCCATTCACTCTGAAACGATGGAATAAATGTGTGGTATGGAAAACCAGAACCCATGAACGTACGTACAATATCAAGACCAGGTTGCCTACCCGTACCAGGTTCGACCGGTCCAACGTGAGTCACAATCATCCCGCCATTAGCCAACGACCCACGTATAAGGTCCCAGAAGCCCTGTTTATAAAGCACCTGCTCATTAGGATCAGGATCAGGTAAATCGATAATTATACAGTCATATTTACAAGTGCTGCCTCGCAAATAGGCCATGATATCCTGCCCAACAAAATTCAGCACATGATTTTCATATATTGACGCATCGGCGTATTGTAGATGCTCTTGGCATATATCTACAAGAGTCGAATCAATATCTACCCAATCAACATGTTTAACAGACCCCCATTTTAAAACCTCTCGAACAGTAGCCCCTTCTGCACCGCCAACAACAAGGATATTTTTATTATCCACATGATTCATGGCATTCATAATGGGGTGTACCAGAGTTTCATGGTAAATAGCCTCATCGTAAGAGGCCGACTGTAGTTCGCCGTCGAGGAACAGCATGCGACCGTAATCAGGGTTTGTAACAATAACAGTTTCAGCATAATCAGTTTTACCAGCATATAGACATTCCCTGACCTCGTAACGCGTCGAAGATCGCTGTAAAGGGCTTTCCTCGTCATAATATCCACGAGCAGTAATAGATTGCTCCATTTTAATTTGAATAAATATAAACAATATTTATTCAAATTTTATGTAATAGAGTTAATTATTTAAATAGACCCCATTTACTTATTGATACAGCCCCTGATTCTGACTTGTGTGGTATTCTAGACAATATTATTATCCTATACGTTGAATAAGCAGTCATATTGTTATCAATTCTTATCTTAAAAAACCCAGTTGCATTGTTTAGTTCTGGTGATTGTTTATCAACGACGAAATTAGTATTTCCATTATCATTACTACCGACTATCATCCAACTAATACAATACGGAAAAAAACTTTCTAAAAAGTAGGCTTTTAAAATAAATTCCGATGGTGCTGTAATAGATACCCATTCCCCATTAATAAGTTTATTGCCGACTGTTGTAACAGTTTTTCCAGTATAATTGCCTAAATGGTCGTAAATATCATACACGTGCCTAGACGACCATGAACCGGAATCAGTTAAATCGAATACATTATTAGCTCCATATGTAGAATTTAAACCACTAATGAAGTGGCTTGAAGAACAATAGTATATTGAATCTCCCTCACTGATATTTTTTGCTTGCCAGAAACCAGGCTCCTTATTATCTTCTGTAGTTTGAGTTTGTAAAAGATAGTAAAAATCAGGTATAGCGACAGAAAGATCAGGAAATGTATTTAATAGCTTATTAGGTTCATAAACGACATTATAAGATTTAGAATAGTCACGAAATTCTTTCATAGTATCGCTATAACCAGGTCGTTCGTATAATAAGTCAGGCTTTATACAAAACCAATTATCTTTTTCCTGTAATGCCAACCAACGTTTAAACATTACATTTTCAGGACAGTTTTGTTTTAAAAAGGCCTTTACTCCTATTTCTAAATTCTCTAATAATGTGCCATAGTATTGGTTATTAATAATATATCCTGTAGGCTTTATCCCATTTGTAATTTTATAATTAATATCAACATCCCCTATAGACCCAAGTAGAATAACATCATATTTTGATTTTACTAAGTTTTTAAGCGTAATCATGCCATCGTGTATCTTATTCCAAACAGCATCATCTTCTAATATTAATACATTTCTCCAATTGTTTTTTATAGCCAATTTAATAACTTCAATGTGGCTTTTGTATCTTCCTACTTCACCAACTTTGTTAAAAACTCCAGAAACCCGCATTTTGATATCATCACCGAAAAACCGAAGCTCTTTTTCGATCAATATTTTCCGATCGATATTTTTATCCAAATTTATATATACAAGTTTATCTATAAAATCGTACGTGGTCTTTACAAATTTTGAGAAGACTAATTTTCCCTCATTGAGATTAAAGCAACACATAGGATTCTCGATAATTCTCGATTTTATGTTATTTATTAAATTTGCTACATTACCATTTCTAGCGTTTAAACCCCCTTTACAACTCACGTCAAATTGGAAATCCGCATTGCTAACAATCTTACTAGGCGGGTTAAAATGAAAGTAACAGTTCAAATAACTTTCGTCGTTCCACACGGGCTCTAAATTAATAAGTCTATCAGCGTCTTGGTTACTTTTCCAAATATTTACAATTTTAAGCAGCTCACTTTTAACCCCTCCAAAAAAAGCACCATAATAATAAGTACACGGCAAAGATGTATTAATAGGAACATACGCCTTTGATTCTGATCTTCTTTCATAAGGGAACTTATTAGTTTTTAAACAATCAAAATTATTATAATGAACGCCACCAACAATATATCCTAAAAACCAGTTATCATCGAAATTCTTAGTAATTTTTGTGTCGGCGTCAAAGTAATAGATATAGTCGCACTCATAATTATTCAACGATAGTATGTTTGCGAATTTTGAGTTAGTGCCATCTGTCCAGGTTTTATGGGTTTGATAAAAATATACATAATTGTCAATACCCTTCAAATAAGGGCCAGGGTCTATATCTGTAAAAATATAAAAAGTAATAGTTTTGTTCCCAATGTAATAGTGCATAAATTGTTTTATAAATCGAAGGCCCAAGATAAAATAGTCGTTAGTACAAATAACAACAATGCCTATATTAACCATTATCATTTGTCTTTAAAAATGTAGTAAGGATTTAACGCGTATCCGGGAAATTTCGTTTTTTTCAAAATAATAATAACGCAGAAACAATTAAATGTTTGAATTTATAGAAAAAGTAATATATATAAACTTAGATTACAGAACGGATCGTCGTGCTCAGATAGAGAAAGAGCTATTATCGGTGTTTCCCCCCGAAAAGATTATCAGACAGCCGGCATTTAAAGAGACTATAGGCCATATTGGTGCATCAAGAAGCCATGTATCCGCTTTAGAATTAGCGGTTAAAAACAATTGGGCTAATGTATTAATTGTAGAAGATGACGCCAAATGGCTAAATCTAGAAAAAGGTCATGAACTCATGGTAAAACTCATGCAGAAGCCCTATGACGTTATATTGCTAGGATCATTAGGTTATTACAACGAAAACACGTACCGCGTCGAAATGGCCCAAGCTGCAACTGCCTACTTTTTGCCAAACCATTATTTTAAAACCTTTTTAAACAATTTTAAAGAGGGGCTCCTAAATCTTATTATACATCCTGAACAAACCGATAAATATTGTCTAGATCAATATTGGAAGCATTTACAAAAGGACAACTGGTATAGAATTATGCCACATTTAATGTATCAAGAAAAAGGTTATAGCGATATATTGAATATGTATGCCGATTTTACATCAAAAGAACATTTTAATATAGAAGGGCATAAACACAGCTAACCAACTAATAGGTAAAGATGTTCGAATTTGTTGAAAAAGTAGTCTATATAAACTTAGAATATAGAACGGATCGACGCTTTAGAATAGAAAAGGAGCTCTCACTCTATTTTCCGCAAGAAAAGATTATCCGATTTAACGCTATCCAAGACAAGAAAAACGGTAATATAGGCTGTAGTAAAAGCCACATTGCTGTTTTAGAAATGGCAATAGAAAATGATTGGTCTAACGTATTCATAGTAGAAGACGACGCTATTTGGAATCAAGTAGATATTGGTTACCCAGTTTTACTCAGTATTTTAAAAAATCCGCACGATGTTATTTGCATTGGCTCAATAGGTTATGCTAAAAGAAATTTCAGAGTTACACTAGCACAAACCACCACGGCTTACCTAGTTTCAAAACACTATTATAAAACCCTTTTACAGAACTTTAAAGAAGGGTTAGAAAATCTCAAACTACAGCCGACATATTACGGCCCTTATTGTCTAGATCAACACTGGAAGTTATTACAGCAAAAGGATCTCTGGTTTAGAGTTCATCCGACACTTATGTGTCAAAGTGTTGGTTATAGCGATATAGCTCAAGAAGTAGTAGATTATACTGAACATGATAAGCGTAGTTCTGCTCACGATTAAATCATTTAAGAACTGCCGTGTGACTGAATTTAAGAACCCCCCATTGAAGACATATTATTTTAAAAAAGCTCTTAAAAGATATCTAACAATTTTATTCTAATGACTACTCTTAATAGAAAAACAATTACCGGCAAAGGCGGCCAATTAGGTAATCATATTATCCGAAATCTTGCGGTTAGCATAATTGCCGAAAAGTTTAATTTAGCAGTCGATTATTCTAATAAGGAAATCATAGAAAAATTAGGCATTACTTTATTTAATGGGCAAAACGAATATAATAATGAAATTATATTGCATGAGACGAATTATTTCGAAATACTAAATTACAACACACTATTAAGTAATCTTAATACGGAAGATTATTTACAAAATGTAGAGATAAGCAGATTTCTACATAATTATTTACATTCGTATAAAATAAAAAAAAAAATAATTGCGTTTAACCCCTACAAGGATCGATATAATAATAACAATGACATTTTTATACATATACGACTCAATGACACTGCCAAAATGAACCCAGGCATCAATTATTATTTAAATACTATAAAAACGATCAACTACGACAAACTGTATATATCAACAGACGAG